GTTCAGAAATCGGTATTTCTGGTGTGTAGTAGCTATTTGAGATAGCCATGGGAAAGTGTGGCCTAAGCCAGGTTGGATAGTGAACTGGGAGATATTCAAAGAACTTGAACCGTTAATCTCGGCTACAAATTCTCGATTAGAAACGATATACTTGCCAGCAGTAGAACGAAAACGTGGGGCAGTACGCCTAACGGTATAACTCTTAGATACTGGAGCATTCGTTTGTGGGTTGGCTCGACGTCGATTCGAGCGCCTAGGCCCAGACATTGCACGCAGCGCCATGGTGGAAGCATTTCCACCCATGACGATTTCTTTAGCGACTGCTCGGACGGCCTTGTTCGCTTTGCCTGGGGCAATTCGGGACAATGCCGAGGAAACGTTCGCAAAAGTGAAGTTGTCCTGAACTTCCTGCGCGACCTTTTGTGCGAGGGCGTTTGCCGCCGCATAAGCAACCTGTTTGCCCGCCTGAGATGCGAGTACCATTGCCATCTTGAGAAAATGAGATAAATGAGGACTTGGGTGAGTGTGATAGAAACATATATAAAATGATAATCAATTGTGATTAATATTCGCTTGGTAAGATCTTGTTGAAAATAAAACTATTTTCTACGGAGCCGGGTGAATAAACACCCTTTAAACATTGGGCATAATAGTTCTCAACTTCAATTTGGCGCTCAGGTATTATATCAAAAGCGCGCCAGAAGGAAACTCGACAATCATCATCAGGAACTCGCAACTTGTAGGAGAGTCCACGAGCTCCAGTGTGCAAACCACTAAAAAAATCTATATTTTCATAGGGTTTCACCTTCATGTCGAGCCATGAGTAAAATTGACCAAGAATTGGAATGTGACCGTAAGTAGCAACACCAGAATCAGAGATTGCTTGGCATTGTGCTTTCCAGTCATTTTCGCCGGACAAAGGCAGAAAACTAATTAAATCCTTTGTTAGTACAATTCTTGGGTCTCGAACCATAATGTATTGTGTCCCGTCCCATACAGGCTGTGTTTGACAAAAGACCACATGCTCAATTAAAAAGACAGGTTTCTCGACTTTCATCGTAAATCCCATCTGGAAAAACCAGGCACTTAAGTCATGAAGTTTATGGAAGGCATCATTCTCCAAAAACAACACACAGTCATCACCGTTATTTACCAATTCATATTTCACGTTCTTAGTGGACATGTAGGCATAAATCATCGCGCACATGATTAAACAATTACCAAGTGCGGTATTCATATCGCCTGACATGCGGCATCCTTCAACGACATAGGTAATCATACCATTGTCGGCTACTCCAATCCCATGGTTGACCA